GCTTCGACAAGGAGTTTGAGATTCCTTACTATGAGTTTTAGTTTATCTCTTTCCATAAAAAATGGGAGGTTACCCTCCCATTCTAACACTTATTCAGTTTTGGTGCAACTCAAGTTCTATGTAAGAGAACTAACTCTCCATAGATGAAACCAAGAAACGCTACAGACGAAAGGGATACGATCCCAGTTACTTGTAGTGCTTCCATGATCTCACTTGACGTATGTGCGACCACGATAGCAGTAGGTGCCGTGAGTTTCCTCACTTGCCTGATGCACTTTGCAATCAACTCCACGATACTTAGTAACGAGGACTTGTGCATCGTGCAGTGCTGCTGCCTTGTCGATTTGCTTTTTGATAAGTGATAAGGTGTTCATGGTAGTTACTCCTGAAATACTAGGGATTTACGCCCCGTTCCTTCAGTCGTTTGCGTCTCCGAAGAGATGAACGATCCGTTCCGCGACCTACTTGCGTCCTATGATAACACCGTATCACACCTCCCATCTACTTTGGATTTAAGATACAAGATTAGATTTCGTTTAGACCTAAAGTCTAGATCTCCATCTAACTGAATCTCAACGCTCTTTTGTAGATACCTTTCACAAGACATGTGCCACCCATAAGGTGACGGATCGTGATTGGCTAAGGTAAGTGCCAACAGTAGTGTTACCATGTTGGATGAACGATGAGCACATTATAGTGCCCTTTCTCTATATAGTCAAGTAGTTGTGTAACTTGCGATACAATTTAATGTTTTCTATAGAAACATTCCCTTCTCACTCATGTAATGAAGGGTTTCTTTCATATTACCGATGTGCTTAAATCCAATATTGACTTGTGGATATGTTGCCTCTTTACCAAACTCTGCCTCAAATCCTTTTTGAGTGAAATGGTGATTCAATTTATACTCTAAAAATTGTCCACCTAATGATTTTAAGAGTTGAGCCATACGCTCACACTCTTGACTACCGTTGCTATAAATTACTGCTGCCATTAGTCTTTATAGGTAATTGAGATTTTTCTTTTTTCTGTACCTTTATGATCAACTAAAAGAGAATGCTGAACCTCTGCATCCAAAAGTTCAGCAATCTTTTCCACTAAGTTATTTACTATATTCAGTTCTGTTACCTTTTTGCCAGTCATCAATTTGTTCTTGTGTTGGGACAATAATTCTAAAGGCGAGTCCTTCTTCTTCAAACTCTTCGTTCATCTTTTCATATGTCTCAGGTGTGATCTTTTCAGTCACGCTGCCTCCAATCGTCAGGTTTATCTCTCTGAAACCAATCTACAATTTCGTCTGCACCATCAAACCCCGTTCTATGATTGGATGGGTCGGGGTCACCTATTCCCATCCTATTCATAAAATCATCAATGCTACCTTCTTGAATATCTTGAGACGCTTGGCGTCTTGCTTTCTGTAACCAATCTCTAGCAAGGGTATGTGCTTTGGCAAGTTTTTCTGCCCAGATCATATCCTCTAGGGGAACCTCTTCTTTGTTCGCAATACATCTGCAAATGGACTCAAGTCTGAGTCTGTATTGAGTAGAGAGCATACTAGTTAATTTTGAGTTTGTCTTTTAAATCAAGAACCTTATTAACCTCATCAACCGCAGCAGACATCCTAGCACCTAGGATATCCATGATATCATCATAGATTACTGTATTATCCACGTAGTCATCGAAGTATGTGTCGATTGCTTCTTTGAGATACCTCTTGCGATGCCACTCAGGTGAATAGGGTTTATAAGACATGGTGAAAGTAGTTTTCCATACTGCAGACTATAGCAAAAACTGGTTGACAAGTCAACTGTTGTATTTATCGACAAGTTTGTCAACTTTTGTTTTCTTACCAGAAAGTTTTTCAATCTCACACATTGAAGACTTCTGGTATTTCTTCAATTTTTTATACTCTTTGACGAGTTTTTGAATGTCCTCATGAGGCATTTCAACTTCTACATCAAAGAGTTTTTTATCAAATCCTTTACTCATTTTTTCTTTTTATCTTTTGACTTGTATCCCCACAGCTTGGGGTTCACTGTACCATACCCAAAATCAATTCTCTGAACGGCACCTTTGCCATACTTGTCAAAGTACATATCAAACAACTCTACCGTCTTTCTACAGCGAGTGAGATCAATGTACTCTACACCATCTACAACATACCAGACTAGTCTAGCATCATTAGGCAGTGACTTATCGTTTGCTGCTTCAAGAGTGGTTCGCTCTTGCAGAATCTGGCAACTATAATCAGATGGGTTTATATTACTATCTGATCCGAAACTTGCCATTTGCGTCTCTTGTTCTTGTACAGCAGCTGTCATGAACGACCTCCCCAATCGATATCAGGATATGCCTCTTGGACATTTGCCTTTGTTAACTTATATTTAGTTTGCAACAACTTGTCTTTTACCAGGCACAGGAGTTCTGCTTCTTTTGGATGAAGACCACGAAGAAGATTGATGAACATCATCTCTCTACGAGTTTTGGTGAGAGAATCATTTCCACCCTTCACAAAATTGTAAAGAGTCGTCCACTCTTTACGGAGAGATGTCTTGTTCCTACCATCAAGGTCTTGTCCAGTTGCAGACAGTCCGCCTTTGGTTTCGTTGATAATGTTTTCTGAAAGTGATCCATCAAAAACACTTTGCTCATTTGGATCACCATAAGGAACTTCTCCCTCTGGAATCATTGAAATAACACTATCGTCAAAGTTCCAAATCAATACAGATTTGACAGAATTATCTTCATACTTCTGCAGAACTTCTACTTTCTTAGCAGAGGATCTTTGCGAAGAAGCAAGTTCTAGAATCTCAAAAACGAAAGGATTGACGGGGAGTTCAACTGGTTTTGCAGGTGCTCTCTTCGCTGGTGCCTTTGCCTTTGGTTTTGTTGCTCTAGGTTTTCTAGTTGTCGTCTTCTTTGTTGAATTAGTAATAGCCATTTTCAAATTTGTAAATTACTGTCGTGAAACATTAATGCCGTCGAATGGAAGGAGAAATGCCGTAACCGAGCGGGATTCAATATTCCAGCAACGGAAAAGATCTTTCTCAAAAGGTGATACAAATGCGTGATTTTCCATCAATCCACTACGCCTCAATATGTCGAGATTATAGTGACCTTTCTCATCTCCCTCACAATCATCCAAGGCAATAAGAGTATCTGGTTTTAGCAACCTGCTCAAGAGTTGCAGATCCTCTCCTCTCAGACGACCATCAATATGTAGCATATCTATTTGAGATCCTTGGGAGATAAGGTATTGGAACATTTCCGTACTACCTTTTTGCATAACATTTTCTGTACTACCATCAGGCATCTCTAGACCTGTAAATGGTTCTTCTATACATGGGTTTATATCACAAGTAACCAGTTGTACTGGATCACCACTCATTGCTGCCCCAAAACCCATACAGGCAGCACTGGTCCCAATATATGTACCAACCTCAACGATAAGTTTTGGTTTACGTTTTGCTGCTGCTAAGAAAAGACTCAGGGCACTGCCAACACCAATACTCCCTGAGTCTGCTCTTTGAAGTGTAGGATCATTCAGTCTATTACAAATTACAGGTAGCAATTCATTTTCAAAAGATGGTCTCAAATATGCACCTTCATCAATAAGTTGCTGTCCAAAAGCTCTACTGAGTGTTGTTGGATTTAAACGCAGCATAGTCATTGTTAATCAATTCAAAGTTAATGTTCATTCAGAGTCAGAAAAGTCCTCTGGGTTTTCAAATCTTACGGATAGAATTTCGTCAGGTAAAATGTTGCCGTTTTCATCAAACATCTCTGGATGTGTGTAAACGGGTTGGGTTTGATATACATGGTCTTTCGCTAACCATCCTACCACACCTCCTACAAAAAACATCATGATGGAAACTAAAGTTCCAATCGTCAGTGTTACTGCTAACATCTTTTCGTCCTCCAGAGACTATTTCTTTCTGATGTCCAGATAGAAGTTCAGATGGAAAACAATCTCTCTTCGGAAGAGAGATACCATTTTGCCGAACTTTACCTGAAAAGTTTTGGGCGATTCTGGTTTTCTCCTCCTGTTGCGTAATAGCAACTCAACCCCACGATTGATGTGGGAATCTGATTTATTTAGACTGCTTTTTGCGTCTTCCTGGTCTTCGGTCATGACTATACCTCCACGCATCTTCTAGGATGCCATACAAATACTCTTTAATTTTTCTTGCTTGAGGTTTTGGAATATGTCCATAACCTTCTCGCAATTGTTTGTGTTCACTATCTTGACCACCTTTGAGATATTCATCAAGGTCCATAGTGATCTCACTGATTTCCCATGCAGTAGTGCTCTCAATGAAAGCATCTATTTCATGTTTTTTGATTTTATTATCTTTGAGATAATTGTAGAACTTTAAATTCATTTGTCCCCCAAAGGCATTATCAATCGCGTGTTCAATAAGATCGTAGATGTCGATGAGGTTTTGTTCCATTAGACCAGTTTTTGTTCCCGTAGATACTTGACAGTTTCCATGCAGCCGCCGATGAGTTCATCATCTTTGACAACTCTTGGAAAGGTTGTTCCCCTTCCAAATTTATCGTAGAACTCCTCGCGTGTAAAGTCCCTGTCAAGTTTATATATCACATGCTTGATTTCAGCGAGTATTAATACCTGCTGAACTTTATCACAATATGGGCATCCATCCCTAGAATAAACTGCAAAATTCATTGTTGAACCTCTTTCCAATCGTTTTCAAAAATTTCCATACCTTTATCGGTAAGGATGTGGTCATACATTTGGTCAAATACTTTAGGTGGCATCGTGCAGATTTCAGCACCATTATACCATGACCTGATGGCACGCTGCACACTGCGGATAGAAGCAGACAGAACCTGAGTTCGCATCCCATGAATACGATACAACTCAGAGATGCTTCTAACAACCTCCAGGCCTGCCACTGACTGGTCGTCTAAGCGTCCTACAAAGGGAGAAACATATGTTGCCCCTGCCTTTGCTGCTAGGACCGCCTGAGCGGCACAGAAGATGAGTGTGACATTAACCTTGATGCCTTGCTCGGAGAGTCGCTTACAGACAATCAGACCTTCGCGTGTGCAAGGTACTTTGATTGTAGCAACACTACCAAACTTTTCATACAAACGAATACCTTCGTCATACATCTCAAGGTCAGATCCCATGACCTCCATGCTAATGTCTTGTACCCCAATGTCCTTAATCTTCTGATAGACATCTTCTGGGTTTTTACCACTCTTCATAATGAGAGTGGGATTAGTTGTGACACCATCAACTAATCCCGTGGAGAAATATTTTTCGATTACATCGGTGTCAGCAGTATCAAGGAAAATCTTCATTTATTGGCGATTACTACGCCCATTATATATCAGATTCTTCCCCTTTGTAAAGGTTCTCCAAACGCTCTCTTGTCATATCAACATACATCACTTCTTCACCAAAGGCAGGTGCCTCTGGATGACGCGGTTTTGGTTTACTCATTTCCACATTAATGGATTGAATATTAGACCACATCATCGCAAATGCAGCACCTGCAATAATAGCGAAACAAATAAAGTATATTAGTACGAACCAGATGTTCACAGTGCATTACCTCTTGGAAGAACTTCTTCTGGGAATACAAAGTTTTCATGTGGTTGGTCAACTGGTGCTAACCATGCACGCAGACCTTCATTCAAGAGAATATTCTTCGTGTAGAAGGTCTCGAACTCTGGATCTTCTGCTGCTCTGATCTCTTGGGAAATAAAGTCATAAGCCCTAAGGTTGAGAGCAAGACCAATAATACCGATGGAACTTGTCCACAGACCCATAACAGGAACAAACAGCATAAAGAAATGCAACCACCTCTTATTACTGAACGCAATACCAAAG